ATCATTTGACATAGTTCATGCAAAAAATATAACAGAACAACCACAATATAGTGCGTATACTTGGAATAATGTTGTGACAGTAAATAAAAATATGGTTTCTATACCGTATAGTACAGTTGTGAATAGTGGAAGTAATAGTTCATTAAATAATCACGAATGTCCTACGGGAGTTAGTGTTCAGTCATTAGATTTATATACTTGGAATGATATTACAATGATTCAAGGGGATACAATAAGTGGAACTATAAGTAATCCAACACCAACATTAAATTTACCAATTGGGGCAAAATGTGTGGGAGTGTCAACCTCATCGTCAATATATTTAAATGATGTAAAAATAATTAATAGTCCTTGTAGTACGGTAACAGTTGTATTACCGGTAGGTTAAAATAAAAAATATAGTATTTATATAACAAATGGCATACATAATCAAAAATACCTCTGGTTTAGTAAACACAAGAGTCACGGATACAGGTAGACAAAAAATATCTGAAGGTAATTTTAACATCGCGTATTTCCAAGTGGGGGATAGTGAAGTATCGTATAATGCATTATCATCAACATATAATCAACCATATAGTATGGTATTGGAGCCACCATTTAATAGTCAAAATAGTGCTGGGTCACCACAATCTAATAGACAAAATGTTAAGTATCCTTATTATGTTGATGGGACGGCAGGTAACACATTTGGTATTCCTTATATGGATTCGGTTGTTGAACCTGTATTTAATAGAGCACCGTTAAGAGGATTTTTTTCGGGAAATACTACCGCAACAACGATTAGTTGGAGTGCGTTAACGAATAATAATTATGTTGTCAGCTCAAACTATGTTGTTAATATGTGTTCTTTAAGTGGGACAAATCAAGTTGAGTTAATATATTCGGGATCTAATTTAATTAATGAATCAATCCCTTCGGTTGGTGATTTTATCACAATTTATTATGATGGTAAGTGGGATGTAAATAATACTTGTTATAATTTACCAACACCAACCCCATCGGCATCCGTTGGTATGACACAAACACCGACCCCAACACCATCGGTTACCCCAAATATAACGGGTTGTACCCCAACTCCGACACCAACACCAACAAAAACACCTTGTTTGACACCATCATCATCATCTGTGTGTCCATTACCACCAATGGCGGATTGTTATATGTCAATCAATAGTTGTTATCCTATGATGACATATAGAATTGTTGCATATTGTAATAATGTGATTACGGTGGATAGAAATTTACCTGACTTTTCATCATTCTCGGGTTCTTGTTATTCAAGAACATTAATATACCCGTCAAATATGACATCATTATATGATAGTATAACACCGGCACCTCATTGGAATACTGATGTTATTAATTTTGAAACTGTTTGTGATATTGATGAGTTTGATGTTAAAATATGGAATATGAATATTCCTTGGAGTGAAAGCCCGGCAGGATTATACCCTTCAGTGTATGAAGGATATGAATATTTTGGATCCATTGATTATCTTGGAACAAAAGAATATTTTGGATATGCGTCAAGTTTGGGACAAAAAGATACAAGTTCAGTTAATTACTATAATTCATTTGATGAGAAGATAGTAGTTCAACCTGACGAACAAAAAGCGATTGCAATTATACATTATACAAATCAAACGATTGATTTCTTCTATGGTGAGAAATTTGCGTTAGAACCTTATGATTCGGCAAATCCTGAAGATACAACAGGACAAGCGAGAAACTTTAAACTACATTTACCTTGGTTGATGTGGCACAAAAATCCTGAATGTTGTTCGGGAGAAACATTTTGGGTTGATCCTGAAGGATTTGAGGATAAAAACTTATTTGATGTTCAATACATACAATCAAATAAAAATTCGGGAATGAATCAACCTGGTATTAGATATTATCACCTTTGGGATACACACGCAAATGCCGATGGATACCCAAGTAGAATAGGTAAAGTATTCCCTGATAGTAAAATAGTGATTATTGATGATGAGGAGATAATTGCGGCAATGTCATATAAAGCAAACAGAAACTGGACTTTACCGGCACCTCAAGTATCATTGGTAACACCAAATACCTGTGGAACACCAACATCAACAGTTGATGGGATATTGACAGGAAATACTGAAACTATGTATGTCACTTATAGATTGACAAATCAAACAGGTTTCACAAATTCATTACACTGTAATTACTATTCAAAAATTGTTGGTAATAACAATGATTGTAACCCGGACACTTCTAAAAATGTTGCATTAAGATTTGGTGCCGAGTTTGGATGTATGGTTCAACCGGTATATAGTGCGGGAACACCTTGTATTACCGCTTGTAATTATTTACCTCAAGGATATTTCGGAACCAATTTTGAAATTTTATGTCAAAAAGTTACAACAGGAAATAAACCTGACTCAACTCAATGGAGAATAATTGATTATACCGATGTCATCAGTGCGTCAACAATCAATGGATATTTAACTCAAGATGGACTTACAGGAACCACATTTGTGATTACTCCTGAATTGTATAATGCCGCACCATATTATGATTTAAATGACTACATATCCTTAACAACATTGGGGACGACAGGACAAACTTTAAATTTTGGGGATGAATTTTATTTTTATGGTGGTTTGGAAACTGATATCCAAGCAACAATATATGAAATGAAATATAAAATTAATTTGAGTAATGCTGAATTTTTAAACACATCAAATCCCACTTGGACACAAGGGACTAAATCATATATAACTGAAATTGCGTTATTGGACAAAAATAAAGATATTGTGGTTATGTCCAAACTACAATCACCCGTGTTAAGACAAGGAATTCAACAGTTTGTGGTTAAGTTAGATTTCTAAAACTTTAATTTTACGCATTCATTATTATATTGTTAATAAATAACTATTTTTATGGCTAGACCTATTAAAAATTCACCAAAAATTCTTGGACTTGATGTCTCAACAAGAACAATAGGGTGGGCACTATTTGATATTAAAAATCAAGAATTATTAGAATTAACTCACATATCACCAAGACCAAAAACTAAAGATTATGGTGATAATAAAATATTGGAGTTATTACTTAAATCTGAAATCTTCAGAACAAAATTATTGGAATACAAAAATTTAGGTATTGTTAATGTAATAATTGAAGAACCATTAATGAACTCAAATAATGCATATACGATTCAAACCCTATTAAGGTTTAACACTTTAATATGTAAAGAAATATATGATGTGTTAGGGATAGTTCCCGAATTTATATCAACATATAACTCAAGAAAGTTTGCGTTCCCTGAATTAGTTCAACCTAACGATAAAGGTAAGCATGTTTTATTTGGGGGACTACCAAAAGACATTGATAAGAAACAAATTATTTGGGATTTAGTTGCAAAAAAAGAACCTCAAATCCAATGGTTATATACTAAAAACAACACACTCAAGAAAGAAAACTTTGATCAGACAGATGCATATACTTGTGTCTTGGGATATATGAATTCAAAAGATATTTGGAAATAAGTATATAAAAAACATAGATAAATCCAATTATCGTTTAAATAAGAGATAATTCAAAATATCGGTTAATCAACCGATATTTTTTTGCATTATAATTTAGGGATTATATTACCCTACCGGTGTTGATGATGACGGAGTTGGTGTAATTGTAGGTGTTACCGACGGTGTTGGGGTTAGAGTAACGCAAGGACAATCAACAAAAACAATATTTATATTGTTACCAACAGGGACTTTATACGATTTAACCGTAATTGTTGATCCCCCATTTATTGTAATTACTTCGGTTTGATTAGTGGAACAACTTTTAATATTAAATGTGTTTGAACTAAATAATAAATTCGTTACCTGATATTCACAACAAACACTCGGTGTTGATGATGGTGTTATTGTTGGTGTTGGTGTTGGAGTTGGAGTTGGTGAGGAACTAACGGGAGGAGTACAAACAAGACATCCACCTTCAGAAACTAAACCAATTTCGGAGTTTAATACGATAGTTGCAACACCAATAGTATTATCTACAGTTCCAATATATTCAACACATATATCAATTTCATTGACAGTTGCTTCATACACCATACCAATTACAGGTGTAGAACCCATCGGATCTAACACAACATTAGTTGTTGAATACACAAATCCATTTAAACAATCCTTAAATTGTTTACTATTTGGACATTGAATATAATCGTCTAATGTGTTAAATGTAACCGTTCCATTAACATTACAAGGTCTTGTAATTTCGGGGGACTGTGTTGGAGTTACCGTTGGTGTTGGCGTCGGTGTTGGACTATAAGTAACTCCCGAAACATCAATACCAACTCCCCCACAAGGATTAGTTGATGATGGTGTTATTGTTGGAGTTACCGTTGGAGTTGGTGTTGGTGTTGGTGTTTGAGTAACAACAACCTCACAATCAAAAATTGCATCAAAATCTATTGAACAAGCTGCGGTAGGTGATGGAGTTGGTGAAGGACAAATACCTGGACCAAAAATTTCATCACACAAATCAGGACAAGAACTCACGCAAGGAGATTTCCCAAATAATAAACAAGTTGGATCACCTAAAGTAGTTGCCAAACACCATTGAGTTTGACCTGTGGAATAGTATATAGTGTGACTACCCCCAACAAAATAATCATAACCCGAATATGATCCACCATAAGTATAGGTACCATCATAGATGGTTCCACCACTAACACAATAATTTACTGAACAACCTCCCATATTTAAACTGTTACGGTGTCAGTTACGACACAATCATTATCATCCACAACTTTGACTATAAAATTAGTCAAAGATGAGTAAACAGGTGGAATCTCAAAGGTGTATGGTAATTCACCACTCGTTATTGTTGACACATAAATACAAGAAGTGTATCCTGTATCACATACATAAACATCAAATGGTGTTGTTCCTGAAATATTATTTATTGTTATATCCGTTGGCATTTACTATTATTATCTTTATAAATATAAAGGAATAGGAAAACTTGTGAAGTTTGATTATTATTATTATATTGGATTTTTTTTAATAAAAATATTACTTTTACAAAAAATAAGATATTTATATATATGGGAAGAAATAAAATAAAAATTGAAGAAAAAAAAATTAGAGTATCAATAACTATTGATCCTGAAATTAATAAGATGGTAAAGGATAAACACATTAACTTATCTTCGTTGACTAATAAATTATTAAAAAAATATTTTAATAATGAAAATTTGTAGTTTGTGTAATATTAGAAAAGATTATTCGGAATTTCATAAACATAAAACCGGTAAAGATGGGTATACTAGTGGATGTAAAGAATGTCGTAAGATAAAATCAAAAAAAGATTACGACAAACTTAAACAAAATGATAAAGTAGTAATAACCGAGAAAACCTGTGCTTCTTGTTTGATACAAAAAGATGTTAACTCATTTCATAAACAAATCGGAACTAAAGATGGGTTTAGATCAATCTGTAAAGAATGTCGTAAAGATAAGTTTAAGAGTGATTATCAGAATTTACCAGAGTTTTCAAAAAAACATAAACAAAGAACTAAAAAATACCGTATTGAGAATAAAGAAAAATATAATAATTACTTCAAAGAGAGATATAAAAAAATGCCCCATGTATATGCTTGGAGAAGTATGTTAAAGTCGGTATTACGTAGATTCGGAACTAAAAAGGAACAAAAAACAATTGAAATGTTAGGTTATTCTGCGGAGGATTTAAAAAAACATATTGAATCTTTATTTTTGGAGGGTATGTCTTGGGAAAATTGGGGGAAATGGGAAATTGATCACATCAAACCAGTAAGTAGTTTTGATAAAACTACTGACACTAAAATTGTTAATGATTTAAATAATTTACAACCATTATGGAAGTCTGATAATATAAAAAAAGGGACTAAATTTTGATATGTTATTTTTTTTTTAGTATTTTTATTTTATGGATGAATTTGATAATGTAGTTGAATTAATTAGTGAATTTTTAGGTGACCCAAAAAAAATTTACGAAAACAAATCTCAAGTTTCGTGGGATTGTCCAATATGTGATGACGATAAAAATAAAGGTAATTTAGAAGTTAATGTTGAAAAATCAGTGTTCCATTGTTGGAGTTGTGGAGATAGTGAGGGAACTCACGGGTCTTTAGGTAAATTATTTGACAAATTTGGGAATAAAAAATTAAAGAAATTATATAATATCCTCAAACCTGAAACAGTCCAAGTGAGGGAAAAGAAATCACCAAAAGCCCAACTCCCAAAGGAATATAAATTATTTAAGGATGTGAATCCAAGATATCCTGTTAGACAACAAGCAATAAATTACCTATATAATCGGGGAATTTCCGATTATATGATTGAAAAATATCAAATTGGTTTTTGTGATAGTGGAAGTCACTCCGGTAGAATAATTATTCCCTCCTATGATTTAAAAGGTGAACTTAATTATTATATAGGTAGAAGTTGGGATCCATATACAAAGGCGAAATACCGAAACCCCGAAGCCGAAAAAGAAAAAATAATTTTTTGGGAAAGTTTAATTGATTGGGATAAAGACATCTACCTTGTTGAGGGGGCATTTGACGGAGTATTCTTGGAGAACTCAATTCCGATGTTGGGTAAACATATGTCAGAACTATTGTTTGAAACAATATACAATAAATCTAAAGGTGACATAATTATTTGTTTGGACGAAGATGCGTGGACAAATGCGGTAAAACTTTATCACGAATTAAATGGTGGTATGTTATGGGGTAGAATAAAAATTGTCAAACTACCTAAAGATAAGGATGTTTGTGATTTAAAAGGTGAAATAAACGATTATTATATTGAAATAAGAGATTGATGAATTTAAAAGAAATTGCAAGTGAGATTAGAGAAATTGTTGCAAACAAACAAAAAGAATTACAACTAACTTTTGAGGAAGATAGTCACACATACACGATGATTGATTTATCGGGTAATTTAAAAAGTGATTGGCCGTCAGTATCAAAAGTGATGAAGTTATTTTATGATGAATTTGATTCGGATGGAATTGCGGAAAAGAAGGCTAAAGGTGATCCCGAAGAAAAGGCTAGATTATTGAAAGAATGGGGAGATGCGGGGACTTACTCCACCAATATGGGATCAAGAGTCCACTTTTTTCTTGAACAGAAATCATTAGAGATGTTTGGTATTGAAAAGGAAGTTAGACAACCAATCTTTGATTGTGATTTTACACAAATATTGAAGGGTGACTCAATGATTCATGCCGGTACCGACTTTTTGGAATTGATGAAAGAAAGAGGTGCGGTATTATTGGATACTGAAATGGTGTTGGGATGTAATGAGATTGGTTATGTGGGACAACCCGATAAATTTTGGTTAATAATGAATAGAGAGGGAACCGAATTTGGGTTAATCATAACAGACTGGAAAACTAACAAGAAAAAGAATTTTGAGGATAATTTTTTCACAACAAAAATGAAACCCCCATTCCAAAAATTAAGTAATAATGCTCTCGGACACTACTTCACACAATTACCATTTTACGCAAAATTGATATTAAAAATGTTGAAAGGATCAAAATATGAGAATGTTAAATTATATGGGGGAATTATTGTGCATTTAAGTGATGATGGTAAATTTGAAGAGTTTAGAGTCCCAAAAGAGGTTAATGAAACAATATTGAATATGAATATGAAACAATACTTGAAAAAATAACAAAGATTAGTTATAATTGGATATGGAAACAACTATTGAAATGGTATGGGTGTATACCACAACTTGGGATAATGTTATCCCAAACGGATTAAAAATAAATTATATAATTAAATAAAAAATGGACGATATTTTAAAACCAAAGATTGACCTTAAAAAACAACCAACGATTGAATGTGAGAAATGTATGTCAAAATACTTCAAGGAAGTTGTGTTGATTAAAAAAGTTCCTAAATTAATGACAGGTAGTTCGGAAGACACTTTGGTGCCCTTTCCAACTTATAAGTGCGATGAATGTGGGCACGTAAACATTGATTTCCAATTATTCGATTAAAATGAACTATAGAGAATTTTACATTTGGTTAGAGGGATATTTGGAAGGTAAATTGGAGAATAAAGTGATACCAATCTCACCTATTGTTGAAAAAATGAACCAAGTTATTAGTGATGAACAAAAGTGGATTAATGACTTTAAAAAGTATCGGAACACTAGTAATCAACCCTCAATAGAAATTAAACCCCCATCCGAATAAGGTGGGGTTTTTTGTTTGACAAAACCAATAAAATATCTTATATTTTATATATGGTTAAAAAAATTATACATTTCTCTGATTTACATATCAGATTATTTAAAGATCACGATTTATACCGATCAATACTTGAAACCGCAATTGGACAATGGAGAGAACTTGAACCTGATAGAATTGTGTTTACGGGAGATTTGGTTCACTCCAAAAATCAAATGACACCGGAGTTAATTGAAATGGTTTCTTGGATTCTAACAGAGTGTTCTTATGTTGCACCAACTATCATCATACCAGGTAATCACGACTTTCTTGTAAATAATGTTGAAAGATTGGACGCACTTTCCCCAATTATTAATTCATTAAATAGTAAACACATTTCCTATTACAAAGATAGAGGTGTTTATGAAGATGATAATATTAGTTGGTGCGTGTATTCTCAATATCAAGGAAATATACCACCTGACTTGAATGTTGCAACGGGTATAAAAGTTGGATTGTTTCACGGACCAATACAAGGTATGAAAACGGATCTTGGATTTGATTTTGGTGAGGAGGCATATGACATTGATAAGTTTAATGGACTTGATGTTGTATTATGTGGAGACATTCACAAAAGACAAGAATTTAAGTTCAAAACAGGTAAAGGTTATATGATAGGTAGCCCAATACAACAAAACATCGGAGAAAGTATTGGAAGACACGGATATGGGGTATATAATGTAGAAACAAAAGAATATACATACACCGACTTATTCAACCCCAAACCATTTTTGAAGTTTGAGATTAAATCATTTGAAGATATTGAAAATGGAACCGAACTACTCAAAAATATTTAACAAAAAAACCATACAGTCGGTATTATCGTTTTGTGAATTAAACAAAATTGACGACACCGATAAATTTTTTAAAAAATGTTTTCAATCAGGATTTAATATTGAAAAGTATGGACTCTTGGGAAATTCACTTAATGATGAGGAAAAACACTTAAAAACAGACGGGATTGAGGAAAAACACACGGAAATTGAGGTAATAGTTGAAAAACGAGTGGAAGTTCCCGTTGAAGTTATTAAGGAAGTGGAAAAGATAGTTGAGGTAATTAAGGAAGTTCCCGTTGAAAAAAAAGTGTATATTACGGACGATTCTCAAATGGAAAAACTAACCCAAGAAATTGAGCGTTTACAAAAACTCAAAGAAATTCACGACTTGGATCAAGAAAACTCACATAAAGAATTATTTGAGTTAATTAAAAAAGTCAAGGAACTTGAAAAAGAATTAGACAAGAGTCCAATTGAAATTATTAAGGAAGTTGATAATAATGAAAAGTTAAAAATGATGGGAGAAACTTTACAGAAATTAAGAAAAGAACTATCATTGAAAGACAAAAAAATAGAAGAGCTGGAAGGCATAAATAAACAATTAGAAAGTATTAAGGTCAGTCAAGGGGCTGTTTATCTTAAAGGTTCTAATATAACACAAAAATTATGAGTATATTAATTTGGTTATTATCGGCATATGGTATGTCAAACATATTGGTTTATGGATCAATATTTCAGGGATTAAGAAATTGGTTCCGAAGAGTTGGGGATAGTGGTATTCCCGTATTAAGTCAGTTATTTGGATTTATATCTGATTTGGTTTCCTGCATGATGTGTACCAGCACTTGGGTGGGATTTTTTATGTCATTTGTTGCCTATTCTCCTTGGCATGAAATGTTGGGAATTAATCAATACGTATCAATATTCTTTGACGGTTTATTAGCGTCAGGAGCAGTATGGGGAATAAATGCTATTGTGGAATGGTTTGAAGAAAACAGATTATCAAATCAAAAAATTGAGACAACATATATCGTGGAAGATGAAAATGGACCACAAATTTTAAACGACTAATAAAATAAAAATGGGAAAAAGAGAGAAAGAACATCGTAAAAAAGTTGCAAAACGCAATCAAAGAATTGCTGACGAGAAGACAAAAATGCAAAAAGTATTTAATAAACTTCTTAAAGAACAAATGGACAAATTCAAAGAATCTGAAGGTTTAGAGGTTCAAGTGGGAGATAGCCCTATTGAATTTAATATTGTTGACACTAACGACATTGAAAACGTAACTGATGTTGAAACTATTGATGAAGTAAACACAGTTGAAGAATCTATTACATCTGAAGACGAACAATAATAAATGGATCTATTTAATCCACCAAAAAAATTTAATTACAATATTATGATAAAAGATTTAGAGTTTTCTAACTTTGAAAACCCATCTATTCAGGTAGTTTGGGAAGACATTTCGGACAATTTCACTCAAGATAAAATCAAGAGTGTTAAACATTACTTTCAAAAGAAGTATAATTCCACCAATGTAAATGTTATTACGAAAGTTAAAAACATTCAGGAAGATACGATGCAAAGTGTTGATGTGTCCGTAAATATTATGGATACAAATTATCAATCTGATTTGTTGAAACAATTCCTTAAATCTAAAGGGTATGAAAACCGTGTTGATGAGGTAATGTCAATCAATAGAATGGTTGAGAATAAAATGTCCGAATCGGAAGAAGAAACCTCATCATTTAAGAAATGGTATATTAAAAACATTGAGTTCTCTAATTTCTTATCATATGGTGAAAACCAGCGTATTGATTTTGATAAATGTAATGGAATTACGGTGGTTGAATCTAATCCACCTAACTTTGGTGGTAAGACGGTATTGTCGGTGGATCTATTGATGTTCCTATTCTTTAATGAAACCACAAAAACATCAAAAGCGGAAGAAATCTTCAACAGATTTACAACCAAAGATAAAGTATCCATTAAAGGTGAGATTATCATTGATGGTGAGGAATATGTTATTGTTAGGAATATTGAAAGAAAGATGTCCAAAAAAGGTGAATGGAATGTAAAAACTGAATTGGACTTTTTCAAAAAACTTGCCGATGGAAGTTTACAAAATTTTACTGGTGAACAAAGACGAGAAACTGAACAGTTTATTAAAACATCAATAGGTTCTAAAGAGGATTTCTTAATGACAATCCTAACTACTGCAACAAATCTTGAGGATCTTTTAGAGTCAAAACCAACCGCAAGAGGACAAGTTCTTTCAAGGTTTATGGGGTTGGAGTTTTTAAAGAAAAAAGAAGAATCTGCAAAACAAATTTATTCTGACTTCTCCAAATCAATGTTATCAAATGTTTATAACACCGAACAATTAAAAAGTGATAATGAAACATATGAAACTAGTATTGGAACATTAAAAACCGGTATTGAAACATTAAAAGAAGAACTTAATCAAATTGATGTAAACTTAACGAAGGGTAAGGATTATCGTGATGATATGTTAAAAAAGAAACATACCAATATTGATAATGATATTGCTCAAACAAATCCAGATAAAGTTAGTGAGGAAATAAAATCATTTGAACGTCAAAAAAATGACGTGATTGGAAAGTTAAATGAATTACAGGTGGTTGAACCATCTTCATTTTATTACGAAGATAAACACGACAAGGTTAAGGAAGAATATAACGAATCGTTTAAACAAAAAGTTGAGGTAGAATCCAAAATTAAGTCAATTGAAGAATTGAAAAGTTCTGTGGACGGTGGAATCAAATGTGAACACTGCGGAATTGATTTAATGATGGCATCTATTACCCAATCTAAAATTGCCGAACTTGATGGTTATATCAAGCATAAAGACGAAATTTTGGGGTTAATGCAAGTTTTAACAGGCAAAGAACAAGCCTTCACTCAACTTAAAAAAGAGTTTGACGAGTATGAAAAAAACAAACTAATCAAAGAAAAATATGATTTGAGTATTGAGGGATTTGATTTAAAAATTGAAAACCTTAAACAAAAATTGGTTAAATATTCTGAACTTCAGGATAAAATCAAAGAAAACGAAAAGATTGAAACATTGTTATTGAAAGCCGGTATTAGAATTGAAGAACTTGAAAGAGATAAAACATTAAAAAATACATCAATCAATAATAACACTTATCAGATAACATCTTTAGAAGAAAAGATTAAGAATAATTTAAGTATGATTATCAAAATTCAGGAAGAATCTGAAAAAGAGAAATTGTATAAAATATATTTGGAAGCTTTTGGTAAAAATGGGATTTCTAAAATCATAATGAAAACTATGATGCCATTGATAAACTCGGAACTTCAACGACTAATGGAGGACAGTTCATACTTTAAACTTGAGGTTAGAATTAGCGATAAAAATGAAGTTGAATTTATGATGATTGATAATGGTACCGGTGTGGAGAAACTAATGGTTTCAGGTTCGGGATATGAAAAGACAATTGCATCATTGGCATTGAGATCTGTATTGAGTAAGATTTGTTCATTACCAAAACCAAACATAATCGTGTTTGATGAGGTTTTCGGGAAGATTTCAAACGATAATTTGGAAATGGTTTCAGAGTTCTTTGTTAAAATTAAAGAATACTTTGAGAAGATATTTGTCATCACACACAATCCAATGGTTAATCAATGGGCAGATACTGTTGTTAAAATTAGAAAAGAAGATAATATTTCGCAAGTGTATCAATAAACTTGGTGATTATGTGGGTTTTTATTCTTACATTTGTATAAATTACAAATTTTATGCAATTACGAGCAAAAACAGGAATTGATTTTGAGGAAGAATGTGAGGTTGATGGTTGGATTAGGAAAACAAAATCACCTAAAATAATTTGGTTAGGGGAAGGAAGGGATAATATTACAAAACTTAAAAATTGTAATTTTAACCCCTCCTTATTTGTTTTATCGGAAAAATCGGATTTATCTAAATATGACTTATATAATCCCACCACTAAAAAATATCGGGAGATTAAAAAATATAGGAAATCTCACTTTAATTCTTGGACATTATATTCAGAACCATACTTTAAAATAGCGAGTAAATCGGCATTAACTAAAATAAAAAAAACAACATACAATAAATTTGTTCAGGATTTTTGGGATTATAATCAAAATACGGGTTTGTTTGATAAAATACTAAAAGGTATTAATGATTTGAGTGAGGGTATTGTATGTATTGATGGGTTTATTCCCAATGACGAATTTAACTTCAGAACCGTAATTAATAAAAACGCTTGGAAAGGTTATTACAGAATAAATATTGAATTTAAATTAAAATAAATGAACGAAATAATTTTAGGTAATGCTATAGAAACATTACAAAGATATGAGGATAACACATTTGACTTGACGGTGACATCACCCCCCTATGATAATATGAGAACCTATAATGGTAAGATTAAGGATGAGGTTGTTTTTGAGGACGGATTTAGTTTCCCATTTGTGGAAATGGCTCGTGAATTGTATAGAGTAACCAAAAAAGGTGGTGTTGTTATTTGGGTTGTAAATGATCAAGTAAAAAATGGTGGTGAGACAGGAAGTTCATTCAAACAAGCTCTTAAGTTTATGGAGATTGGATTCACCCTTTATGACACTATGATTTATCATAAGAATGGTGCTCCATTTCCTGAAACGGGAAGATATTCTCAAGTATTTGAGTATATGTTTGTATTCTCAAAGGGGAAACCAAAAACGGTTAATCTATTAAAGGATAAACCAAACAGATGGGCGGGGCATAGTAACTTTGGTGATCCGTCAAAAAGAGAAAAAGATGGAAACCTCAAAAAGGTTGATAGATTTGTCGTTTCCGAATTTGGAACCAGATATAATGTGTGGTATATCAATAACGGAAAAGGATTCTCATCCAAAGACGATATCGCTTTCCAACATCCCGCAATATTCCCCGAATCATTAGCTGAAGATCATATTTTGTCTTGGAGTAATGAAGGTGATTTGGTGTTGGATCCTATGTGCGGAAGTGGAACCACATTAAAAATGGCGAAACTTAATAATAGAAACTATGTTGGAATTGATTTGAATCAAGAATATGTTGATTTATCCGTTAGAAGGGTTGAGAACTTAATACCTTATAATGAGGAAACACCAAACCCAAAAGTTAAGTTTCTTTTATCTAAAGAGGATGCTTTATTGAAACGAAAAAATAATAAAGAATCTAAAAAATTGTCAGTTTAAGAATTATTTATATCTTTGTAAAAAAAATAATATGAAGTATCTAATGTTTGTATACGGTGAAATTGAAACTATATCTAGTGAAGAGTTAACCAATAGAATCGGTAAAGAAATACAACCTATTGTAATTTCCGATCAAGTAAAATTTGTTTATGGTGATGGGAATGCAATTTTTCATTTTGAATCTGATTTGATGCACGACGAAATGTCAATTTATGTTGGTATGGTATTTGAAGAGTTTGAAGATATTATGTTTACCCTTATTCCCTTCGGTGGAATTATGACAACAAATATGGGTAAGGACAGAGAAAAACACCTTTTATCTATCAATAACGAAGATAAGGTTGATAATAACTTTATATTTGAATCACAGAAACCTAATCCATATTTAGATATGTTAATTGATATGGTTAAATTAAATAATCCATCAATCACTGACAAACAAAAAGAAGATGTATGTAATATGTCTTTGGATGAACTTCTTGATAAAATCAATGATGAAGGAATGGATTCTCTCACGAGTGTGGAGAAACTAAAATTGGAAGAATACTCAAAATAAAATATATGAAGGAAAAAGGAACAGGAATGCCTATTAATCAGGACGAAATCTCTCACTATTTAAAAGATATTAGGAAGATTAAAGTTATGACACCTGAAAGGGAAAAAGAATTGTCAAAACTTATGATGTCAGATACTTTAACTGATAACCAACGAAGACAGGTTGAGCAAGAATTATTGGTAGGTAATTTGCGATTTGTCATTACTGTTGCAAAACAATATCAAAATCAAGGATTGGACTTTCCTGACTTGGTTGCCGAAGGTAATTTGGGATTATTGAAGGCAATTAAAAACTTTGATTGGAGTAAAAACTTGAGGTTTATTTCATATGCGGTTTGGTGGGTTAAACAATCAATCATCCAATCATTGAATGATAACGCAAGAACAATCAGGTTACCGGTAAATGTGGTTCAAGATCTTCACAGGGCGAAAAAAGAAATTGAGAGTAATGGGGGTAAATTATCCGATAAATTCTCATCATTACCATCAATGATTGATTTGGATATGAATATTAACGATGAAGGTGATACATTCATAGATATGATTCCAAATATGGACGCTGACGCTCCTGATGCGGCGTTTAACACTGCGGACATTCTTAAAGAAAAATTAATAAATACTCTTAATGTCTTGGACGAAAGAGAACGAGTAATTATTGAAGATTATTTTGGACTATCCGGTACACCAAGAACTTTAGAGGATATTGGTTCGGATTTTGGTTTGACGAAAGAGAGAGTTAGACAAATTAAGGAACGGGCCCTTAGACGATTGAGAAATGAAAGTTCGGAGTTATTTGATTACTTATAAAAAATAAAAATGGGAACACTTATCATTATTACATTATTAATTTTACATGCTTTATTTTGTAGAAATTTAACCAAGAAAGCATATAAAAATGGTTTTAAAGGAATATCATATGACGTATGGATTAGTTGGTTTATACCTATTGTGGGAACTACTTGGTCGATATTAGATTATGTGTTTTCTACTAATGGGAAAACAAATGATAAAATCAATAAAAAAAATCGGTTTTATAATTGGTTTACTGGTAAAAATTGGTAATTTTACAAAAAAATAAAAATATGGGAAGTGTAATAGATTATATTGAGTGTCCAAATTGTAAACAAGAATCGTTTAGCGATTTCTATTACAATACAGGTGAAGAATATCTAAATTGTAATAATTGTGGATATCATAGATCGGCATTTTATAAAAGAGATGAAAAAGGTAAATTTCTTACCAACGATGGGACTGAAAATTATACCTTTGATAATTTAATTTGGGAAACCAATGAGTTAAAAAATCCATATGGTGCATATAGATTGAAAGTATATCAGTCACCGGCAACTCAATGTGGTTCATTAGAGAATGAAGAACAATACAATGAATTTAAAAACACCATTGAAGGTGATGTTGAAATTGAACATTGTTCAGTATCAAGGTTTATTGATGGTGAAATTAAAGTTGAAACATTGATTGATAACGGACCTAAAGATGATTTTATTTAAATAAAATTTGGCAGTTTACAATAAACTTCATATATTTGTAAAAGAAACGAAAAGGGTTGAACCGAGATTACCCTAACAACTCGGCGGAATGAGACACGACGTTCTCAAGGTGAAACTCCTCAATCTTATCCTTGCGATAAGATGAAACTACACTCCCCTCTTGGTACCAAGGGGGGTTTTATTTTTACACCCAAATTACAAGTTGATTTCTACCCGTTCTAAAAGGATTGTTTTTTGATTCTCTAAATACGGTGAATACCTCTAATACCCAATTTGTTCCCGATATATGAACAGGATTTAAAGGGATTGCCAATTCCCACTTTTCTGACTTAACCACGAATGGTTCCCCATCCACAATTTCACCATAAACTATTTTTTCAGCAATTTCAGTTTTGGCAAGCATTACAACCTCCCTAATTTCTCTACTTTCAATCGGTCTTTGATTATACCCAACATCATTTAATTCAGGTCTTGTTTTTCTATCATAAGAATGTTTTTTACGATCAATTTCTAAATTAAAGGTAACCTCAATAGAAGTAGATATCTGTGCAATTGTTTTTTCTTGTAATAAAATTTTACGAATTGATTCTTTAAGTAATGACATAATCATATAAATACTTTATAATGGTATTTATAAATACAGAACAATTATTATGAAAGAAAAATTTTTACCTTGGTTTTTATTATTTTGTGCCTTAGGGTTATCTGGAACGGCAGCGTATTATTCGGTTGTCGGATTATCAATCGTATTTGTTGGGGTTGCATTACCTGTAATTATTATGGGATCATTCCTTGAAATATCTAAAATTGCAATCGCCACCTATCTACACGATAAATGGAAAGAGACATACGGAGTATTAAAAATATATCTGACAATTGCATTAGTTACCCTATCTATTATTACCTCACTTGGGATTTACGGTTTATTAAGCACAGGATTCCAAGGGAATATTGCAAAACTTGAAATAAACGAGAAACAAGTTAAGAACATTGAGGTTAAAAAGAAACGATTTGAGGAAGTTAAGGATGAGTTAAGTGAAGAGAAAACAACTTTAGATGGGGACATCACCAAATTAAGAGATGGATTGTCCAACAACACCACAACACAATCTGTGGATAGAAAAACGGGGCAAGTAGTCACTAAAGCGAATAATGCCAACAGAAAGTCGTTTGAAACACAATTATCACAAGCACAAGTTAGAAGGGATACCATTGCAAAAAGAATTGATTCAATGAATGATAGTATCACAAAACTTGATGTTGATATTTTGAATATGGAATCAGAAGAAATTTCAGGTAGTGAATTGGGTGCGTTAAAATATGTTAGCGAACTTTTAAATTGGGATATTAAGAAAACTGCCAACCTTTTTATATTAATATTAATCTTTGTTTTTGATCCATTAGCAATCACATTAGTTATTGCAACCAATCAAGCATTTAAAGGTTTACGAAAAAAACCTGACACCACAAAAGAATTATTGGAGGATATTGTTGAGGAGTTGACAACCGAACAAACACCAATCAAACACAGACCAAATACCGAACAAGTAAAAAAAATATGGGAAAAGGTTAAAAGATTGAGAGAAGAAGGTAAACTTCCCACACCAACACCTGAAGATTTGAAAGATGAACCAACCGCATTGGCGTTTACACCATATGAAACTAAAGAAGATAGTTTTGCGAATTACGAAACATCTGAAGAAATATCTGATGAGGTAATGAAAGATGATCCAATACCGTCATTTGATGAAGTCACAAATGAGGAATTATTTGACACAACTGACGATTATGAACTATATGATAGGGGAGTGAAAAATAAAAAAAGGTTAGTGTATAAGAAAGAATGATTGATATTGTAAAATACGGGGAATTTAAACCGACAGGTAAACAGAAAAAGAAAAAACAAATAATTTTAACACACTCCTCAAGGGAAATTAAAAATTATTTGATGTCTTTAAAGCATCGTTATAACGGTAAATACGACAAAATTCCAAACTATGTAATAAATAGAGAGGGTAAAATTTTGAAACTATTAAACGATAATGAACACACTAATTATTTCTCCGATGTCAATATAAATAGGAATTCTATAATAATATGTTTAGAGAATTTAGGGTGGATGGAAAAAGAACCATTAAAAAATTCACACATTAATTGGATTGGTAATATTTATAAAGAGAAGATATATGAAAAAAAGTGGAGAGATTACTTTTTTTGGCAACCATATACTGAAATTCAAATAGAAAACACTGTTGAATTATGTAAAAAACTAACCAAAGAACTCTCCATAAATAAAGAATGTATTGGACATAATACTAAAATAAATGGTGTTGAAAGATATGAAGGTATTGTGACTAAAAGTAATTTTGATATTGAATTTACAGATGTTAGTCCGGCTTTTAATTTTGAACAATTTATAAATAAAATTGAAAATGAATAATTACGAGGAGTTAAAACAATTATTGGAATCATCAAGAAGATTACTTGGAGGTAATTTATTAAATGAAGAATCTAATAGAATTAGAAAAAGTTATGGTATGATTACCGAACAATCCAATCCTACTACTGATATCACAAAAAAAATTAATCCATTAGAAGATTCGGAAGAAGAGATTGATTATGAAACTGCGGAGGATGACAACGAGGAAAAAGAAAGTAAACCTGAAAAGAAAAAGGCTTACCGAATATCTGGAGGAATTTTAGTTCTTCACGGAACCGATAGTACAGACATTCAATTAACGACTGATGATAAAATTGCATTCCAAGAAAGTATGGATGAGTTCGTAACTGAAGTTGCGGAAATCGTGGATTTTAATAAACTTAATGTTTACGAAAACAATGTTGAATGGTCAGGTAAAATCACAGAATTGGATCTTGAATTTTTCTTCTCAATTGGGGAATCTAAAGGAGTATATATAAACGGGACTATGATTAAGTTAGATGACGATTTCCTTGAATTTATCAATAAATTGCAAACATATTACGAGAAATTTAAATCTAAATGGTCTAAAGTAATTGCATCAAAAAAGAAAACACCTGAAAAATGAAACAATTTTTAAAAACAAATTTTAAGGATATTCTAATTGTCGGAATAGGATTATTCGTAATTTATTTGGCGGTTTATTTGTTCACACCAAAACCCCAAATGCCCGAATTAGATAAGTATAAATTAGAACAATTAAATAAAGATATTGATTTAATTTTAAAAAACCAACAACAACTTGATAAAACAATTGAGGGATATAAAAGTGAATTAACCAAAATTGACTCAACAATTGCTCAAGTTAGAAATCAAAAAACAATAATACGAGAATATTATAAAGATAAGGGAGAGGAAATTTCAAAAATGGATGTATCCCAACTTGATAGTTTATTCCATAAAAGATATAAATATTAAAAATGAAAAAGTTATTAGTGATATTATTATTAACCTTAATTCCGTCAATAATCTTTAGTCAGGTTAAACAGGATACAACACAAATTTGTCTTCCTTATGGTGTGGCTAAACAAATTGCCTTGGATTTAAATAAATTGGATCAATTAACTGAAGTTCATAAATTGACTGAAACCGAATTAAAACAAACTCAAAATAAAGTTACTATTCAGGACAGTATTATTGCAACTATGAAATTAAAAGAAGATAATTACAAGTTACAAATTAAAAAAGAACAAGAGAAATTTACGATAGTTGAAAACCAAAATGAAGGTTTGAGAAAGGACATTAAAAAATTAAAAACCAAGAATACAATTATTGAAATCGTAGGAGGTGCAATAATTGGGGGATTAACTTATATAATCATTTTTAAGTAATGGCATTATCGCAAACAGATAAACGAGAAATTGAAACATTGATTAAAAAAGAAATTAAAGATTTCTTGGGATCAACAACTATAAAACAGTTTGAGGACAAACTATTGGACAGAATCTCTAAAGAGATGAAACGAGGTAAAATAGAAAAAGATGTTAAAGAACTAATAATAAAATCATTCAGAGAATTCTATACGATAATGTATCAACAAAGAAGTTTCTGGGAATCTAAATTCAGAAGTGCGTAATGGAAAATTTAACCGACTTATTTAAAAAACAATTCAACCAAGAAGCAACTAGTTTGGGGGTGACAGGTATTGATCAGGCAAATGCGAGGAAAGAGTTTACCGAGAATAAAAAGTCGAAAGAAGATGATATTAGGGACAAATCAACTGATTATCTTAAAGATGATTATACATTATCTGATGTTATGAAATTAGTTAAGAATAAAAAAATGAATAACAATAAAATCAAATCTGAAATAAGAAAAATATTGAAGAATCCTGATGAGTTAATTGATTTTTTAAAATCTCTAATTAAACAAGATAAAACTGAAACTAAAGAGGCGACAGGTTCAGGTGGTGGTGTTGGAGCATATGAAGGACCATTATTTGGTGATATGAAAGAAGAGGACGAGATTGAAGAAAAATGGTCTAAAAAATATAAAGACAGTATTGATTGTAATAATCCAAAAGGGTTTAGTCAAAAAGCACATTGTCAAGGAAAAGTTAAGAAAGTGGAAACTAAAGAAGCGACAGGGTCTTCTTCTTCGGGTTCTTACGAAGGGACTAGTATTTGGGCAAAAACCAATAGTAAGAAAAATTGGAAACCATCAAGAAAAACACAATTACCGGGAGGAAAATTCGTTCAGGTTAAAAAAAAATGTAAAACATTTCCCTATTGTAATCAGGGGGATATTAAAGCCCTTAAAATATTTGAAAACGAAACTCTTAAGGATATTATTGGGAAAGTGAGTAACACCTATAACTTACACGAGGATCATATAAAAGATATTATTTTGTATGAATTAAGAAAAACAGGTAAATAACGATATTTATTATAAAAAACAAAACTATGAAAAGTAACACTTATTACGATAATTTATTTAGAAAGGTCTTAACCGAAACATTAGAAGGTAAGGCGGATGAAATAATGGAAAAATTAAAATTCAACCCTCCTGGATCATCATTTGACTATGTCCAAGAAGGAGAAACTTGTGAGCAGTGTGGTTCAGAAATGAATGAGGGTGATTGTATGGAATGTGGATATTCTAAAGGTGAAGTTATGGAAAAACTACACGGAAAACAACGCAATTTAGATAAAAACAAAAACAATAGATTAGATTCCGAAGATTTTAAAATGTTAAGAGGTAAAAAAGAGAGAAAAGAAGGGAAATACTCAATGGAAGAAGACGAAATGGAAGAAGGTAATGCGTTTTCAGGAGCTCTTGCCGATGCTAAAAAAGATGGTAAATCAAGTTTCTCTGTTGACGGTAAAAAATATCCTGTTAAAGAAAGTAAAAAACAAAATGTTGACAATACTTTATATAAATTAGAATACATTAATGAAACTGCTTTATTCACCGAAGATGAAATAATTGATATTATTGAAGGTATTATAAAAGAAGAAAGTAAAACAAAAGATACAATCAAAAAAGGAAAAACACCGGCAGGATATGTTGCATATGAAAAATCACATAAAGGTTCGGGTAAAGAAGAAGAAGATTATATCAAGAGCGTTGAGAAAAAAATGAAAGATTATCTTAAAGATGGTTCTAAAGGTGACTACGAGATGAATCCTAAAAATTTCCCAATGGGTAATGGTGAAATTGAAAAAATGGAAAAAATGGCATATGTCCCATCAAATGCGGTTCAAGATTATGTTGATAACTTTACCGCCGCTGGGTTAGAAAACCTTGACTATGATGAAATTCAACCAAACGAAGATTGGGTTACTGATAACATTGAAGGTTCCTCAAAAACGGGAAATAACCCTGAATGGGCTAACGCAGTTGAAACACCAACAAACAAAAAACGAAATACAATTAGAAAAGATAATTTACTTGCTAAATTAAAAAGAAAGGCATATAATAAATCTGCTCAACCTGTTGTTAATGATAAATCAGGAAGTGAAACAGATAAAGCAAGTAAAATAATGATGAAACTTGAATCAACTGAAGATAAGAAAACTAAAAAACTTAATGAGGAATTTGGTAGAATGAAATCGTTGATGGGATACGAGGATAGAACTCAATAATTTACATAAAAAATATCTTTATTATTATTCTCCATAGATACTTGTCTATGGAGAATTTTTTTAATTATATAGCGAAACCAATGGAGCCAGATGATGTGGACATATGGTTTAGAGTTAATAATATAATACCCGAAAAGATGGATTTATATTACGACTTTAGTTTCTCCTTATATTATTTGGTTTTAGACACATATTTGGGGGACGATAAACACGGTGAAACTCAAATTGTTTTATCCGAGGAGGATAACCTTAAACATTTTGAGTGGTGTTGGAATAAAACCATTGAAAACTTTCAAAAAGAAGAGATATCTTTTAATAAGAAAGGTGATCATTATGATTATTTCTTATCATTCTTCACCGACATATTCTATAATCAAAAAGAAAGTAAAATAAAAAGTTCCATAGGAACATTCTTCAACGACTTATTTGACAGGAAAAAACCTTTCACAAAATCTGATCTTGATATGATATCAAGTATATATAAATCATTAGATAAAAATATGTCAGTATAATATTGACATTATGATTAAATAATTTAGATTTAGGTTAATAAAAATAAACTTTTTTAATTAATAAAATGGAAACATTAGAAAAAATTAAAGCACTTACTGAAGAACTTAGTGTGGATGTAACTAAATTTGAAACAGGAAATAAAAGTGCTGGAACGAGAGCGAGAAAAACTTCTCAAGAATTAAAAGCTTTGCTTCAACAACTACGAGGTGAAATATTAGAAGCAAAAAAAACTGCGTAATATGACAAGTTTAAACACCATATATCTTTTTGTATTTGTGTTTTCACTAATTTCAGTTTTTGGAATTGTTTTTAGATTTATTGTTTCCCTACTACAATCCGAACCTAAAAAGTTTGAGATGAGTGGTAGGGGAACCATTTTTTTCAGTTTATTTTTATCTTACATCATAACATATTTAATACAATTAAATTAAATGGGATTATTTGACGAATTCAACATATTATTTCCTTACTTACAATCAGTTAGGAAAATTAAAAACTACCTATCTTTTGACATAGAATTTCCTGAAAGTTGGAAATTACCTAAAAAATATGTTAATGAGAAATCAGTAATGGAAAATGAAAAAACCACACAAGGTTATAGATTTTTCTCATTTGTTGCGGAGTTTAATGAGACATCAACTAATGAGTTGATTGATAGTATTAAAAATGTTATCTCTTATAACAAAGAAAGGGAGGATAAAGATAAATTGTTCCAACACAAGGTAAATGAGTTGAAAGCAATCTTTGAAAAACAAAATTTAAACAGTTTGCAAGCGTTAACCTTTGACATAAATGAACCTAAAATTGAATTAGAGGATGATGAAGAAACCGCTGAACCAACTGGAAGGGATGCAGGATTGGTTGAAGAACGAGATTAAAAAAGATCAAAAAGAACTTGAACTTGACAAGTTAAAATTTTTAAACGAGATAAAAAATTTTAAGAAGGATGACATAATCCCCAATAAAAAAGATGAAGTTAAATTAACACTATGGCAGAAACTGAAGAAAATGTTATTGGGATAATGGAGAAACTAGCGTTAATTTCTGACGCTACATTATCTATGTTCCCCGAAGGAAAATCCGCAATGCTTTTTGAATTAAATGAAGAAGATTTTAAAAAAGTGTTGGGACATTTTAGAAAAATTGACCAAGGACATAAAAAATTTAAAATTGATATGTCGGGTGTTGAGATGGTTTTTATTTTGGAGGGACATCAATATGAAGATCCAAAACCAAGTGAAAAACCTGTAAAAAAACATTTCATCAAAAGATTATTCCCTTTTATAGGTGGTAAATCTTCTATATAAGATTGATTTAGGTATACCGTTACTATTCAATAAATCGTAAAGATATTTCTTTTGATGTTGTGAAGAATCTTTAACTATAATCGTATCTATTCTACCCCCATCCATCATATAATTAGAAATACCATCAACAAATCTATCACAATCATCCTCACTCTTTAATGAGAATAAATTTATATCACTATCTCGTTGAACAACTATCTTATTATTTATTTTTGATAATAATTTAACACCAACTTTGGGTAGATATTTCCTTAAAAATTCCGGTATACTAATTCGTTTTGAGTTCTTAATATCAAACAACATTTCCTCTTTATTATACGAGTTAATTTCAAGGATCATAAAATCAGGATCCTCCATCTCAATCTTTATCGTTCTGCCAAATTCATCTCTAACAAAGTAAGGATTTGAGTCAACCATTCTTGAAACTAAAGCAATTTCATATTTACATTGTTTTCCGTTTTCAGTTTCAACACCAAAAAACACTTTTTTGTTCTCATCAATTAAATCTTTATAAAACTTTGTTGCCCTGGCTTTAGTTTTAAATTTCTTTATAATTCTTTTTTTTACCTTATTTTTGAATAATACAATTGTAAAATTGTCCATTTTTTAATATCTTTGTAATTAAATATAACCAAAATACAGTATAAATGAATAATCAAAATTATTACGACATATTAGGGGTTCCTGAAACCGCAACTCAAGATGAGATTAAAAAAGTGTATCGTAAATTGGCAAAAGAGAATCACCCCGATGTTGGTGGTGATGAAGAACTGTTTAAAAAAATTAGCGAGGCGTATGATACGATCGGTGATGAAAACAAACGAAAAGAATATGATGTAAGAAAAAATAATCCATTTGGAGGACACGAGGAAGCTCTCCGAAATATGTTCAATCAGACATTTGGTAGTAGACAACAAAATAGAGTTCACGATTTAGTTATTGATACCGAATTAAATGTTACCGAATCGTATTTGGGGGCAAAAAAAGAATTCACATATAAGAGAAAACTAAAATGTGATCCTTGTAATGGTGAGGGTGGTGATAAAAGAGTTTGTCCAACTTGTAATGGACAAGGTTTTATTATTAGACAAATGGGTTCAGGAATGTTCATACAGATGATCCAAGCCGCTTGTAACACTTGTTCAGGGCAAGGACAGGTTATCACAAATCCTTGTCATATTTGTAACGGTGCGGGGACTAAAGACGAAATGAAAACCGTGGAGGTTCAATTACCTGTAGGTATTGATGAAGGACAATTCATACGACTACAAGGTATTGGTGATTTTAGAAATGGAGTTTACGGTAATTTAGTGGTTAGAATAAAGTTGGTTTCAGATAATAATTTTGAGAAATACGGACCACATTTGGTGTATAACGTATATTTTACATTGGATGATTTGAAAAACAGTGATTTTGAAATCCCACACCCTGACGGAACTATGAGATTAAAATTTCCAAAGGTATTTGATACAACAAAACCCTTAAGAGTTAAATCAAAAGGGTTTAAAGGTGAGATGGTAGGTGATTTGTTGGTTAACCAACACGTAAGATTTGAGAGGGATTAAAATAAAGAAATAATGTCTTTAACTATATGGTAAGTTCCGTAAATACCTGAACCAAACATATATAATGAGAATATTAGTAATCCCCATTGAGTTTTACTCATACCTTTTTTACATTGTTTACATCCCTTAACTTGAGTTGCTTCACCTTTTGGTTGTTCTAATTCTTGTTCCATAATTTAAATGATATTGTCTTTTTTTATTTAGTAAAACATTTTTAAAAAAAAAACTTTTAATTGACAGATAAAGATAAATACCCTATCTTTAAACAAAGAAAAATAATATGTGTGTATCCTATGTAGGGGGTAAATCTAAAATTGCCCCACAGTTAATAATTCCAAATATACCAAAAGATATTGAAATGTATATTGAGGTTTTTGGAGGTCAATTTTGGACATTCTTTAAAATGAATTTGGAGGATTACCCAAATCTTAAAACGGTTGTCTATAATGATTTCAACCCACTAAATTATAATATGTACCAGTGTATTCAAGATCATAAAAGATTGTTAGAAGAATGTGAAAAATTTATAGTTCAGGAAAAAGATGTATTCCCAACCAATCCAATTTGTCGGGAACAATTTAACAGGTTTCAAGCTGAAATATTTGATGAGAATTTCAAGGTAAAACCTTATGATTATGAAGTTGCCGCCAAATACATTTATGTTTTAACCCAAGTTTTTTCAGGTGCAAACCCATCAAAATCAAAATTTATTGATTTGAAAGGTAAATATCATTCTAAATTCACTTCATTTAAAAATAAGTTAAAAAAACCGGAATGGCAAAAAATGTTTGAAAGAATTGATTTAGTTGAGAATATGGACTTTCAAGAAGTAATTGAAAAATATGATTCGCCGAACACATATTTTTATGTTGATCCACCTTATTATGTCGTAGGTGAAGGGAGTTACTATTCTAATCACGATTTTGGAAGACAGGATCACGAAAGGTTGGCAAATGTATTAAATGGGGTTCAGGGTAAATTTAGTTTATCTTATTATGACTTTGAACAATTACATTTTTTCTTCCCCGACAACATATACAGGTGGGAAAGAAAGGAGTTTGCAAAGGCTGCGGCAGCAAAAAAAGGAACAAAACAAAATATGGGTGAGGAACTTCTCATAATGAATTATTAATTAATTCGTCCATTTTTAATTATTGTAATATTTATAGTAAAAACAACAAATGAAATTAGTAAAAATTTTATCATCAGTAATTGCGGAGAATGTTGATCCTAAATTTAGATTAACAGAAATATCAAATAAATTAATGAATCAACTTGTCGTTAAGTTTACGGAAGAAACTGAAGATTCGGAGGACGACATCAAAAGTTACATTAATGACTTTGACAAATATAAAAACGGATTACCATCCGACAAACGAGACATTACAAAATATTCATACGAACAACTTAAATCTTTGATTCAATCTAAAAGATCAAAGAAAGAAGAAGGGGATATTTTTAAGACATATATGAAAGGACCTGGTAAAGGTTCTGATCAAAGACAAGTTAAGTCAATGATTAAAAAATTCTTGGAGATAAGAAATTATTTACCTGAACCAAATAGAGATATTATGAAATATCCTTATTTAAGATTGGTTGAGTTAATCCAAAATAAATTTGGTGGAATTATAACTAAAGCGGCTTTTGAAAAATATAAAAGAGAAAGAACTGATTTAACAAATGAACAAATCCTTTCATATATTGAAAGATATGTTGATTTATATGATAGATTGGAACCTAATACTCCACCAATTATGTTAATGTCATTTGATGATTTAGAAGCATCATTGGATCACTTACCTGATGGTGACGATGTTCCACAAAAGAAAGGTGACGACTTTAAAGATATTGAAAACATTTACGACAAAGATAATTTATACATCTTCAAACCAAATGGTAAAGAACAATGTATTAGATTAGCACACGGAAGACCTTGGTGTACATCAAGAGTTGGTGGTGGTAACTTATACTACAACTATCGTTTGGAGAACAACCTAACACTTTATTATGTTATTGATAAAGACAAATCATTTGACGATTTAAACTTTGCGGTGGTTATCTTGGTTGATGAATACGGAAGAAAAAGAATTGCCGATGGTAAAAATATGGCGGGAGGATTCTCGGGACATAAAACTGAAAGTTGGGATGTAATATCTTCAAAAGTTCCTAAATTGGCGGACAAAGAATATTTATTCACCGCTGATCCACTTACTGATAGAGAAAAAAGTTTATTAAGAAAGTATAAGAACATTAGTATTGTAGAGGATGCGGTTAAAGAACTTGGTTCAGTTGAAGATGCTGAATTTTGGTTGGAAATTGCGAGTCCAAACTTAACTAACAAACCTAGAGTTTATATTAACTTACCAGCAGAACTTAAAAAGAAATATATTTCTTTGGGTATGGACTTGACAGGTGATATGATTACAAATTCTGAACCTGATGTTGTTAAATATTATTTGGCAAGAAAGATTGATTCTTTAAGAACTAAATCTTTGTCAAATCTAACAACCGCAGATATTGCATTAATCAATATGCCGACAATGAAAAACCTTAAAGAAGAATTGAAGGTTAAATATGCGGGACAATTAGCGACGGAGGGAGATAATATTGTTAAGATTACTTATCCAAATGACGCATCGTCAAAATACATTGCATTATTTGGATTTGATGAATTGTTTGAAAACTTACCTGAAACAATCACATACTTAACAATTGCTAATAAATCAAATGACACACTTGATTTGGATATACCGCCAAGTATTGGTAAATTTAGAGATGTTATTGCGTTAGTTCTTGAAAACTGCGTAAGAACACTACCTGAAGAGTTGGGACAAATGGAAGGATTAACATTCCTAACATTACAGAACAATAAAAATCTTCAAAGTTTACCTGAATCTTTGGCTGATTTGGAATTTTTGGATCTTATTGCATTATCAGGTTCTAATCCAAATACGGAAATACCTGAAAGATTATCGGCAATGATGGTTGAAGAAGGTGAAGGTTTTTACTATATTTCAAGAGATGTCTAATTAAAATCTGAATATATGAGTAATGTTGATATTGAAATTTATGTATCACAATTAATTAATTTCTTTGAGAGTAATCCAAACGATTTAATTGATTTGGTTGGTAACATTCAGAAAGAAGAGTTTTATCTGAAATTAAGACAAAAGTGTGAGGAGAACCACAAAAAAGGTGAGGACATTGTTTTAACTAAAAATCAAATCATTGATATTGTTGTGGAACTTAAAATACCGGATATATCGGAAAATTTAAATCCCGAACAAGTTGTGGAGGGTTTTATTCAGAAAACAAAATTTGGTGATATTATTTTGAATTAATTTCATTTCATATTTGGTTATTAAAGATTAATTACTATCTTTGTGATGTAATTAAAAACAGACATTATGATTTATACACCAGAACTTATCAAATCCGTAGCACCTTCAGTGTTCGCTACCTCGGCATCTAACAAATTATCAGACAAATATGTTTTTGTCCCAACTGACCAAGTAATTGAATATTTTGATCGTGAAGGATGGGAAATTTCTGATGTTAGCCAAACGGGTAGAGGTATTCACGCAACTCACCAACTTAAATTCCGTCACGGACAACTTCCTGCGGTTGGAGACACATTGGTTGAGGCGATTGTTAGAAACTCACACAATGGTATGTCAACCTTTTCGGTAAGTGCGGGATTACACAGATTATGTTGCTCCAATGGATTGACGGTTCCGACATCAGTAGCGGAAAAATTCAATGTTAGACACAGTGGTTTTGAACTTGACGATGTGAAACGATTGATGGACGGATTCTCAAAAAAATTACCGATAATCCAAGGATCTGTTGGACGAATGATGGAGAGAGAACTTACAATTGACGAACAAATTCAGTATGTTCAGAAAGCGTCAAAAATCCGATGGGCAGAGGGTTCAATCCCAAGTGATAACCAACTTGTTGACATCCTTACACCAAATCGTGTGGAAGACAATAAGAATGACTTGTGGACAACATTCAATGTGGTTCAGGAGAAGTTTGTAAGAGGGGGATTTGACTACCGAACTAAAACAGGAAGAAAGTCAAAATTACGAAATCTTAAAAGTATCTTGACGGTGAACAACATCAACACAAAACTTTGGGAACTTGCTGAAGAAATGATTTAAAAATAACGGAGGGTTAATCACCCTCCTTTTTTTGGTGATTATGAATAAACAGAAACTCGCATTAAAATGGTTGAACAAGGAATTTGGTAACTTAACTCCGGTAGTTAAGGATTACGTAACGCACTATATTGATAAAAATAGATTTCCAGTATTTTACAAATACCACGATGAAGAATATGGGGGAAATATTTACTTTGATTATAGTAGAATATGGTCACTTTTGGGGTCAATTTTTGGTATGGAAATTTCGGAAATTAGAAATTTATTAAAGATATGGTTGGAAGAAACTTATAATATGGGGGAAGTCACACCTAGATTTTCTTTAAGTAAAATTCACTTCCGTAATTTAAAATGATATGAATAAACAAAAAATTATATTAAAATGGTTAAATAAGGAGTTTGGTAATTTAACTTCGGTGGTTAAAGGTGATGTAACATATTATGTTGATAAAGATAGATTACCTTTATTTTTTTATTACCAAAATCAAAAAAATGGGTGGGTTTACATCAATTACAATAGAATTTGGTCATTTTTGGTATCCGTTTTTAGTATGGACATATTGGAAATCCGTGAGTTATTAGAGGCATGGTTGGAGGATACATATAATTTGAGGGGATACACACCCGGGTCTCGTCCCTCTCATTTCATCAACATTTAAAATGGTATGAATAAACAAAAAATTATATTAAAATGGTTAAATAAGGAATATGGGAATCTTACTAAAGTGGTTAGAGGTGATAGAACATTTTATATTAATAAAGATAGATTACCTTTGTTTTATTATTACCAGGATCAAAAAAATGGGTGGGTTTACGTTAATTATGTTAGAATTTGGTCACTTTTGGAATCCGTTTTTAGTATGAAGGATTTGGAAATTAAGGGGTTATTAGTGGTATGGTTGGAGGATACCTATACTTTGAGGGGTGTCACACCTAGTAAGCGACTAGGGGGCGGAGGACATGGTTGGAGGATACCTATAATTTAAAATGATATGGAAAACGAAATAAAATATTTTAAAAAAATTGATGACTTTATTAGTTCCTTATTGGGGAAAACAAATAAGGTTTATAGTGTTATTGAGTGTATGGATCATATACCAATCACACCCGAACTTTTATTAACTAAACGATTTACAATTGAGTATCTTGATAGTAAATCTTATGGAGGCGCTTTAATCCACACTGAAGGTATTTTTAGAAATAATGCTGGGATATATTTATACCTATCTAAAATGGAGATTGAAACTACTTATAAAATAAAAGTAATATACGACATAACACAACTTGATGAGGTGGTGTTATTCATAAAAAATTTAACAAGATTGAAATAATATGGAAATTACAGGTAAAGAATTAGAGAAAAAAATTAAAAATGGGGAGAAGGTTATCGTTGAGCTATATGGCGTTTGGTGTTCGCCCTGTAAGATGATGAAACCGATATTTGAAAAAGTTGCAACGGAAAACACAACGGATGTTCAAATGTATACAATGGATGTTGATCAAAACAGAGATGTTGCGGTGAAATTAGGAGTTAGAAGTGTTCCCACTATTAAAGTAATTAATGGAGGTGATGTGGTAACCACTAAAGTTGGAGTTCTTAAGGAAGATGAAATAAAAGGGTTAGTTCAAGAATTAATTAATGGATAAGGTAGTAGTTGTTTTCACAATGCAAGGATGTCCCTATTGTGTTGATATGAAAGATATGTTAGTTAAAGAGGGGATTGATTTTGTTGATCGTGATATTGACGAATACGAGGAAGAATATAATATGTTTGTTGAGATTACAGAGAATGAATTTGTACCGGCATTTATGTTAATTGAGAATCCCGAAACAGAACCAATCAGTGAGTTATATGCTCCTGACAGAGATTATCAAGACATTGAAGATGGTGTTAAGATAATTAAAGAATGGATTGAGAAATAAAACAAAACCCCACCTTTTTAGGATGGGGTTTTTTGTTAGAAAAGAATTATATGTTCCAATAAATCTTGTTTAAGGTATGGTTTGTCTCTATTAGGATTCAGGATATCATCAATTAGATTATAGTCCGATAAACGCTCTCTAAATGATTCCATATCAAAATCAAACACATCAAGAATAAGTGACTTGATTGATTTCTTATCAATTTTTGAGTCAGAGACAATTTTGATTTTTAAATCCTCGTCCTCTTCTTCATTTGTGAAATAAAACGAAACCTCATCCACACCCAATAAATTAAACATATGGTTCATTATGTAGTGTGAATAGTAAGTATTTATTCTACCACAATCTAAACTATAACCGTAAGGAAATTCTGATGAAATAGATATCTCCGAAATGTCAGGATCAGGTTCCTCAACGAATGTATTCTTATTTACAATAACCCAACCTTTATGAATTGGTTTAATATCCTCGTTGTATCTGATAACATCAATTGTATTAAGATCCGACATCTCCAATTCCTTCAGGACATCACCGAAAGATTCCTTAAATTCATTTTTAATTTCGTTTATGTCTAAATACTCATTTGATGTTGTTAAACCATTAACAATCATAAACGCACCACAATCTGTGACTTGGATTATTGATTTTTCTGTTCTTTTGATTTTTGAAAGGATGAAGTCGGCAAATAAATTTGTAATTCCCCTTCTTGAGTTTTTATTAATTAATCTCATATCTATTATATTTTTATAATGTGTATGAAATTAAAATAACAATATAAATAGTTTGTTAATATAGGTAATCAGGAAACCCGTCGTTGATATAATCGTCAACTTTACTACTATCTGGATAATCAGGAACTCTAATTCTTAAAAACTCACCATCATTATCCATATAATGTTTCATCATTTCGGTATAACTACTGTAGTAAAATAGAGTATCTGTATATCCTTTAAATGCTTCTAAAAAATTTGTAACATCTGCATTCAGATTACGAATTTTAATATAAGGGATATGAAGGGTTCTATTGTTTTCCAAATCTTTTGTTTGCCATTCGTGTTTACCATCAAAATAGGTTGATAACTCATCAAATACTTCGGAATAAACCTCATCGTTATATGCGTTATTATAAGAGTTGTCACCTAAATTTTTCAATTGATATTTTAAATCGTTTAATCCACCCTCAAATAGTTTATTCATTGCGTCAGGATCATTAATAACTGACATCACATTTGATTCGGTTATGATAAACATACCATCATCGTCCGACATATCATTAAAAAGAACGGTATTATATTCCTCAATGGAAAGTTCTTCATTACCCATTATCTCAATAATTCGTTCTGCCAGTAAAGTTTTATTTTTATCGGTTAATACATTTACAATTTCGTCATAAACATCATATATGGTATCACTATGAGGTTCCCACCAATCTTCACCTAATACCGATTTAACAACTTCTCTATCATTATATTCTCTACTCCAACTATCATCTTTAAAAAACTCTGATAATTCCTCTAAATCTGCTAATTTTAAATAATAACCATCGGCACGAACTTCAACATCCGTTAAAATATCCTTTACAATTGTATTAAGGTATGATGGATCGTTATTTAGGATAAATAACATTATTTCATTTATCAATTCTTCGTTGTGACGACTAATGTTGTCTAAATCAATTGTGGATAATAAACCAGCTCGTTTTACTGACGATAAAAATAACATAATGTTATCGCTAAAAATGTTTGAAATATCGTCCCAATCACCTTCGTTAAGTTTTTCAACTAAATCTTTTATTCTTGACATATCTATAAATATAAAAAAAGGTAGAAACTTTCGTAACCACCCTAATAATTCTTCGGTAGAAATTGATTATTTTTTGTTATAATACTTCTCAACGATTTTTTTAACTGACTCTTGAACGGTAGCATTTTTTACTTGCTGCGGTTGTCCTTGACCCGGTGATTGTTGAGTAGATTGAGATCCACCATTGTTCTTATTTTTGCATCCACATCCTGACATAATTGATTTTTTTAGTTTAGTTTATTATTTTAAAGTTATGTTTATAACAAGTTTTTCTTATAGCACCATGACTACCATTGTTTACTTTTACACCTCTTAATGAGTTAGATATTGACATTCTAACATTTCTTGGTTTACCATTTGCAAACCCATTAGATATTAAATAATTAGCACCTTCCACAAGAGTATCAAATATAAATACCTCATTAGTTAAAATATTGGTTAATGAGTATTTAGTAAAGTTATTATTTTTTTTTAAGTTGTATTTTGATAGAGAAATTTTAACTTCATCGTTATATGTATTTCTTCTGAATTCATTTACTAACGATAAATTATACCCTAATGTTAAATCATTTGATTTATATTTATTAATATAAAAATTTTCTTTATCTATTAGTTCTGAATAATCACACTCCTCAAGAATTTCAAAGGTAAAAGAGTCAATACCGTGCTTATTGAAAGACTTTTGAAGATACTTGTTATCGTGAGAACCCCTTAACAACATCCAAAAGTGTCTGTTTTGCCTACTTTTTAAATTAATAGAACTTCCAACATAACATTTGTTATTATTTGTGTTCAATATTCTATATATACCACATCCCATAATAATAAATATCTTATGAATGTGTAATATGTAAATAATTTTGGAACTTCAATTATATTTATATGATATGAAAAAAGTAATTAAACTTACCGAATCAGATTTAATCAAAATAATTAAATCCAAACTTAACGAAGAAGAATCTGAAACAATTGAAATTCCGGCATCTGAATACAAACAATTATTATCCGTAACAGGTTATAATGGTGCGATTTTAGAAAAAACCAGAAGATTTAGAGGTAAAAAAATTGTAGTTAAAGGTAATTTAGATATTGTTGGATTACCTGTTAAAAATTTAGGGACAATATATATTGATGGAGGTTTAAATGCTCACGGATCATCACTTGAAACTTTAAAAGGTGTTACGATTAAAGGATATTCGTCATATTGGTCAACACCTTTGGACAATGCCGAGAAAGCAAGACAGAGAAGAATGGAAGAATTGGAAGCCGATGAAAGAAGACAAAATGGTGAATGGGATATTGATAATCCAAACATTGATGAGATAGGGTTAAAGGCGAATGCTGCGTTTGACTACTTGGTTCAAAATGGTGAGATTGCGGCAATGGATGAAGAAGAAAAACAAGAATTAAAGGACAAACAAGAAGAATTAGATAGTTTAGAACAACAACAACAGGATTACGATACATCAAATGATGATTGGCAAGAAGTTTGGGATGAACTACAAGGTAGAATTGATGAATTACAAGAAGAAATTGATGATTTAACAATTAAAAATAATGATGTATATGGGTTAATACCTGAAAAATACGGACACTATGATATGACATCCTTTAAGACAACATATGATGATATTTCCGAATATAAAATTGCGGTTGGGACAACATCTGAAGCGGACGAATCATTGAAAGATTGGGTAAAAGGTTTGTTGGATGATGCGGGATATAGAGGATTCAACACATCTACCGTTGAAAACTATATTGATGGAGACGAGGTTGCCGATTATTTAACGGACGATATGAGAGAACAGATATATGACGATCCCGAAAGTTATGATATTGGTAGAGAATTAAGTAAAAGTCAAGAAGAAGAAATTTGGGTTCTTAAAATGGAAAAGTGGGTATACGAGAATGAAGGTATAAGATTCCCAATCAAATATCCAACGAGAGAAGATAATGGTAAAATATTTGATTTTATGGACGAAGATGAAGAATACGAATTCCAATTAAGATATGAAGGAGATGAATGGGTATTGTATAAAGACGGAGTCGTTACTCAACCAGGTAAGATATATGATGATGAAGACACTGAAGATCATCAAGATGATCGTGATAGTAGAATTGTAGATATTGAATATGAAATACAGGAAATTGAAGAAAATCCTGATGGTGATTTAAATGAAGATGATATTGAAAATGCGGTTGACGATAGAAGACGTGAAATATTGAGAGATCCGATGAGGTGGATTGCTGATTATGGTTTAACTATGGATAATTTCATAGATGAAGGACAATTTATTGAAGATATGGCGAATAACGAGGATTATGGGACTTTAAGTAGTTATGATGGTTCATATGATAGTATTACCGTTGGTGGAACAGATTATATTGTTATGACTTATGAAAAATAATTTACTGATAACAAAACCTTTATTATATTTGTTTAAATGGCAAAAAGAAAAAAAAACAAAGGTATTGAATTTGTAATGGAAACCGATTGGTTATTTGAAAAACCAATTGATCAGGAACATAAAGAATATAAGTTATTGAGTTACTTCCAAAAAATGGGTGAAAAACTTGATAATATGGAATTATATCCCGGGTTTATTGAAATATCACTTCATTTGGCAAGTATCCAAACCCTAATTAAAGACAAAAAATTAATCTATACTGATAAGAAGTTTGACACTATTGATGATGAACTTCTTGTTAAAGATTTGAAGATTAAACAAATTCCTGAAATGAATCAGGAAGAATCCCAAGAATTTAATAGTATCTTGAAATTCTCCGCACCAAGAATGATGGAGTATTTCAACATTGCAAAATCTGTATGGGCTGTTGTGTTTGACACAATTGAGGTTAAAATTAAGAAAAACAAAAAAAATCTATTAACAAATAAAGGTTATTTTTTCTATTACGAAAAGAAAACAAATAATCTATATGTTTGGGAATACAATGTAACTCCGGCATCAAGAGGATCAATGGAGAAAAAAACCCTCGTTAATTTAATTTATTCGGAACCAAAAGGTAAGTTGACAATACCAAAAATAATTAATACACTTTCTCAATGGAGTGATGAAGCGGAAAGATCAACATTACCCGTATTTGAAATGAAGTGTAGTGATATTTTTCCAATCAATGAAACATTACTACCCTTATTTAAAAGAAAACTTATTTCCTATGTTAATCAAGAAATACATGAAAAAGAAAAAAAAATGTTACGAATTGAAATTAAATAAAAATGGATAACTTAAAAATTTTGGAACAATTAGTTAAGGAAAACCCAAACGATATTGAATTGGGAAAAAAGGTTAGAGAAATGTATTACAACCTAAAAGATAATAAAGATGGGATTCAACAAGAGAATACTCAAAAAGGATAACATCATCAAAAATCTCAATAACTTATCAAGTTATTTATCGGCAGAGGCAATCTTCACAAGTGATGACTTCTCAACGGAGGTTTTCAAAATGTTCTGTGAAGGAAAAACGGAGGATGAAATCATAAAATATATAAACAAAAACAAATGACACAATTAGCAGAACGGTTCCCATTGATTGAACCATTAAGATGTAATCGTTGGATTATTAAATTGGATGGTATGGATATTGAGCCATTCTTATTTAGGAAATATAAAATGTATAATGAAGGTGAAGAAATCATATTCCTAACTGAATTTTATGAAACAGTCCAACAATCATACAACCCAAAGGATTTATTAAATATCGTTGGTGTTACAATTGAATATTTGGATCCTACAGGAGTGGTTATTCAAACACTTAAATTTGATGTTAAAGGGTTAAACTTTGAGATTAAACAATCTTACGGAAAAGATAAACTTCAAATAGTGAAACTTCGGTTTGTGGTGAATAAAGATACAATGAATCTAGGATATCAAGACAAGAAATAATATGGACTTACTAAAAGGAATGATTTTAGGTGGTGGTGAAGGAAACATTAGTTGGTATCCTGAAAGAATGCACACACTACAAGATTTGATATCTCAAACAAAACCAAAAAATATTATTGAGATAGGGTTTAATGAAGGACATTCAGCAATGATAATCTGTAATACATTAACCAAATTAATTCAGGAGGATAGTTCGTATAATAAAAATCCAATTAGATTTTTTATTTTTGATAGTTGCAAATATGGTTGCACAACAACGAACTTTGAGATTATGAAAAACCATTTTGCGAATTGGAATATTCATTTACATTTATTTCCCGGCGATTCAGGAGATACTCTCCCAAGAGTTTTGGATACCGCAAATATAAAATTTGATTTTATTGAAATTGATGGATGTCATTTGGAGGATTGCGTTAGGGAAGATATTAATAATGTTGTCCATTTTGTTAATGATGATGGTATAATTTATTTGGACGATTATAAATCTACGAAGGATCCAACGGAAGGTGTTGATAAAGTAATTGATTCATTTGACTGGAAAGGATTTAATACCTATTATATTGATGGGGTGTTTTGGGCTCACAAAAAGGAAGTTGAGGTGATTATGGAAAAAGATGACGATTTGGTATATAAAAATATGCCACCAATTAAAAAAGAACAAGTGAATCACCCAGAACATTATGGGGGAGGAAATAATGTTTATGAAACCATAAAGGTGATTGACGCTTGGGAATTGGGATTCTCGCTTGGTAATACAATAAAATACATTTCAAGGGCAGGCAAGAAGAATAAAGATAAAGAATTGGAAGATTTAAAGAAGGCAAAATTTTATTTAGATCATCACATTAAAACATTGGAGAATAAATAAAGATGAAATTAACTGAAGAACAAAAAAACCGCATTCTCAATTTATATGAGGGTTTAAAAAGTGATGAAAAAACGCTTGGAGAAACATACGAAATAATTGTTGATTTTTGTGTTGACGAATACATCGTTGACTTATCGGATGATGAGAACGGAGATATGTATGAATCGTTTTCAAATGAGGTGTGGGATTTATTAGAGAGTTTGTAATAGAGAAAAATAATGATAGAGACAGGGAAAATAATAAATGGGGATTGTATTGAGGTGATGAAAACATTACCTGAAGGATCGGTGGATTTGATGATATCATCGCCTCCCTATAACGTAGGGATTAATTATGATACACACATAGATACTTTAGATATGGATGTGTATTGGGATTGGACTAAAGAATGGTTAACACAAGCTTACCGATTACTTAAAGATGATGGTAGGGTTTCTATTAATATCCCTTACGAAACTAATGTTCGTGAACGAGGGGGTAGAGTGTTTTTTGTTTCAGAATTTTATCAGATAATGAAACAGGTTGGATTTAAATTTTTTGGAATTGTGGATTTAGAGGAACAATCACCACATAGAAGTAAGACAACTGCGTGGGGTAGTTATATGTCTTGTAGCGGACCATATATCTATAATCCAAAGGAATGTGTAATACTTGCATATAAAAAACACCACATTAAAAAGGTTAAAGGAGAACCACAATGGAAAGGGACACCTACTGAAATTGAACAGGAGGATGGAACCATAAAAAAGAAAGTTGTATATGAAGAGACAGATAAGAAAGAGTTTATGGAACTTGTTTTTGGTCAGTGGAATTACTTTGCAGATACTAAATCACTCACCAAGGCGACGTTTTCACTTGACATTCCCTCAAAGGCAATCAAAATACTATCCTACAAAAACGATGTAGTTCTTGATCCGTTTGCCGGTAGTGGAACAACATTAGTTGCTGCGGAAATACTCGGAAGAAGATGGTTAGGTATTGAGTTATCACCAAACTATACTGAAATTGCAAAGACAAGGGTTGAATATTTTAAAACTCTTGAACAGATAAAAGAAGATCAACTTTAATAGTTGGTTTTTTTGTTTTATATGGTATTTATAGTATATGAAAATTATCATCACGGAAAACCAATTTGAAAAACTAAAAAATTCCGAAGAACCAAAAGTTCTTCATATTCTATCATTTGAAATTTTTGGAAATGATTGGGACAAGTTACAAAAATATTTGGATAGAAAAGGAAATCCATTATACTCAATTGGAGGTGATTTAGATTTATATGGATATAAAATTGAATCATTGGGAAATTTAACATCGGTTGAAGGTGATTTAGATTTACAAGATACACCAATTCAATCATTGGGAAATCTAACATCGGTAGGAGGTAATTTATATTTACGACATACTCCAATTGAATCATTGGGGAATCTAAAATCGGTTGAGGGTTCTTTAGATTTACAAAATACTCCAATCAAATCATTGGGGAATTTAACATCGGTTGGTAGTTATTTAGATTTACGAAATACTCCAATTGAATCATTGGGAAATCTAACATCGGTTGGGGGTGATTTATATTTATATGAATCTTCAATTAAATCATTGGGAAATTTAACATCGGTTGGAGGTATTTTATATTTAGAAAATACTCCAATTCAATCATTGGGAAATTTAACATCAGTTGAAGGTGATTTAAATTTACAAAATACTCCAATTGAATCATTGGGAAATCTAAAATCAGTTGGGGGTGATTTATATTTAGAAGATACACCAATATCAAATAAACATTCCGAACAAGAAATTAAACAGATGGTTAATATTGAAGGTGATATATATTTATAGTATATGAAAATTATCATCACGGAAAACCAATTTGAAAAACTAAAAAATTCCGAAGAACCAAAAGTTCTCCATATTCTATCATTTGAAATTTTTGGAAATGATTGGGACAGGATGCAAAGATATTTAGACAGAAAAGGAAATCCATTATATTCAGTTGGAGGTGATTTAGATTTAGAAGATATTTCAATTCAATCATTGGGAAATCTAACATCGGTTGAAGGTTATTTATATTTACGAAATACTCAAATTGAATCATTGGGAAATTTAACATCAGTTGGTGGTTATTTAGATTTACAAAATACACCAATTGAATCATTGGGAAATCTAACATCGGTTGGAGGTGATTTATATTTATACAAATCTAAAATTCAATCATTAGGTAATATAACATCGGTTGGGGGTTATTTAAATTTAGGAAATACTCCAATTAAATCATTGGGAAATCTAACATCGGTTGAAGGTGATTTAGATTTACAAAATACACCAATTGAATCATTGGGAAATTTAACATTAGTTGAAGGTGATTTAAATTTACAAAATACACCAATTGAATCATTGGGAAATCTAACATCGGTTGGGGGTGATTTAGATTTAGAAGATACACCAATATCAAATAAACATACCAGTCAAGAAATAATACAAATGGTTAATATTGGTGGTGACATATATTTATAGGATATGAAAATAATTATCACGGAAAACCAATTTGAAAAATTAAAAAATTCCGAAGAACCAAAAGTTCTTCATATTCTATCATTTGAAATTTTTGGAAATGATTGGGACAAGTTACAAAAATATTTGGATAGAAAAGGAAATCCATTATACTCAATTGGAGGTGATTTAGATTTACGAAATACTCCAATTCAATCATTAGGTAATATAACATCGGTTGGGGGGAATTTAAATTTATACAAATCATCAATTGAATCATTGGGAAATCTAACATCGGTTGGGGGTAATTTAAATTTACAAAATACTTCAATTCAATCATTGGGTAATCTAACATCGGTTGGGGGTTCTTTAGATTTAGAATATACCTCAATTGAATTGTTGGGAAATCTAAAATCAGTTGGGGGTAATTTATATTTACGAAATACTCCAATTCAATCATTAGGTAATATAACATCGGTTGGGGGTTATTTATATTTAGAAAATATTCCAATTCAATCATTGGGAAATTTAACATCGGTTGGGGGTTCTTTAGATTTACGAAACACTCCAATTGAATCATTGGGAAATCTAACATCGGTTGGAGGTTATTTAGATTTACGACATACTCCAATTGAATCATTGGGAAATCTAACATCAGTTGGGGGTAGGTTATATTTACGAAATACTCCAATGTCAAATAAACATTCCGAACAAGAAATTAAACAGATGGTTAATATTGAAGGTGAT